AAATTGAAGCCATTTTTATTTCTCCGTTAAAATTCGCCACCATCTACATTTTGTAAATTCAATAATGTAGAAGAAGTCCATTTATGTGTTAAAGATTTGTAAACCAATACAGATCCATCTTGTAAACTAGTTGTATCAACGTCAGGGCTACTTGATAAATATCCCATAGGGCCCATTGGACCAGTACCGCCTATCACTAGTGACTCTAGTTTATTATTATTTAAAATAATATTCATATAACCCCTATGTATATTTTCTATGATTTTAAATAGTATACCAGCTATGGGAGGTTAAGTCAAGGATAAAAAAATACCCCGCTATATTTCTATAGAGGGGTATTTTTCTTATTTTTTTTAAAGTATAACCCACTTAGCACCAACTGGAATAGTTATAGCAACTCCAGAATTAACTGCAATAGGTCCTACAGAACTTGCTGATTTACCTGGACTAAGTGTATAATTAGTGGTAACTATTCTACTGTTTTCAATAAATATATCATCATTACCACCACCACTACCTGGTTTAGTTTTTATAGTAGTTAATGCTGTAGCAACAAAGGCAGTAGTAGCAATACTAGTAGTTGCGTTTCCTACTGTTTGAGTGGTACTAGTAGTAGCATTGACCGCATTAGTAGCATTAACGGCATTAGTAGCATTAACAGCATTAGTAGCATTAACAGCAGTAGTAGCACTAGTTACATTATCTGTAGTTTTTGCCAACCTACTCCAACTAGTAAAAGCACCTGCACCAAGTTTAGCTCTAACATAGATATCTGTAGTATTAGCTACATGATAGTATTGATAAATTGCATTTATAGTTGCATTTACATATACTTCTAATTTACCTGCTAAAGCTACTGGATAATTTAATAAAACTGTAGCATTTGCATCTGTTGGTTGATGGAATACACCATTACTAGTCATAGTATCTAAGTTTATACTAGACCCAATATTTGCTTGTAACATTAAGGCATTACTATTAACATATGCAGTAGTAGCAATCTTAGTAGTATTATCTAAGATTGGTGGGGTAGGTGCTACTGGAGTACCTGTAAAACTAGGACTAGCTAGATTAGCTTTTAAATTATTAGCAGTAGTTACAAACTCTGTTGTTGCTGGTAGCAAACTACTATTACCAGCAACTTGAGTTACAAATAGTTTACCACTTAAACTTTGAGTAGAATCTAAATCTACAAAAGTTTTAGTAGCTGCACCTGTTCCAACAGTTAATTTATCATTAACTGTATCCCATTGAACTAAACCTTCGGAAGTAGATCCGGCTCCTGTAGGTATATTAAGGGATGTAATTCCAGCTAATGTACCTCCGGTAATTGCTACTGCTGATGCAGCTTGAGTAGCCATTGATGCCAGACTTGCTGAGCTTACATTAGTTATTAAACCTTTAGCATTAACTGTAATTACTGGAACTACAGTAGTAGACCCATAAGTGCCTACTGCTGCATTAACAGTTGATAAAGTTGCGACACCTGTTACATTAGCACTACCATTAATACTAGTAGAGTAAGTAAGATCACCCGTTATTGCAATAGTTCTTGCATTAGTCCAGGTAGTAGCAGTTGCTACATTTATTGCATAATTTTCTGAAAGATTGGCCCATGCAGTACCACTCCATTTTTGCCACTTATTACTACCCCCTTTCCACTGGATTGCTCCAGCAGGAAGGTTAAGTGGGTTAGTTGCAAGGTCCATACCCATAACTAAATCATCTAATTTAGTATTTAGTTCTGATACGAAGCTGGAGTAAGTACTACTTAGGGCCGGTAGGTTCCAATTAGCTGTTGGCATATTTTATATTGTTCCTTTTGCAGACCATGAAAAGTTACCAGTTATAGGAGTACCAGAATTATTAAACAATAATACTCTAAAAAACTTAGGATATGTAATATCTACAAAATCATAGATAGCTATTCCAGGTGTTGTACCACCATAAGTTATTTGTATTCCACTGACATCTAAATAATTATAATTAAATGGAACTATAGTTCCGGAAGTTGCTGAGGTTTTAACTATTGAACCAACTGTAGCTTGTACACTTGAACTACCAGTAATAGTAATATTAGCTGGTAGTATAGAAGTATATCCAGAACCTGAGTTAGTTACCACTACCTGAGTTACTTTACCTATATTATTTGCTAAGGTTGTACCTAGTATAGCTGCAGTAGTGAATCCACCACCTACTAGAGTAACTGTCGGATTTGTAGAATAAAGTTCCCCAGTATCTAAAATAGTTATACTAGCTAGTACTCCATCCACTATATTAGCTTTAGCTCTAGCATTCAATGAACCACCATTACTATTACTGATTACTATAGTAGGTTCGGAAGTATACCCAGAACCACCGCTTATAATAGGTATATTAGTAATACCACCTATACTAGCTATAGCTGCCGCGCCACTACCATTTCCACCTATTGTTATTGTAGGAGTTGTAGTATAACCACTGCCACCATTTGATAGAAGTATTTGGTAGATTCCATTATCTGATACCTGCCCACTACCACCATCATTGGTATATTTAATACTTAATTTTAATCTATAATCATTAATACGTATTAAATCTATACCAGTAGTATTAGATTTTAAAATTATTTCTACTTTAACATATCTAAAACTACTTGCAAATACACCGAAAGTCGAATTACTATTAGATGCTGGTTGTACTGCTGAGCTTGCAGAAGTATATGTAGTACCATCAGCACTTGTACTTAGTATAACTTGATATGTGCCAGTTGTACCAGCAATATTAGTTATATCAGTAGCTATTGATACATATTGATTAGTATTAAAAACAATACCATAATCAATAATTTCTGTTAAAGTACCAGTATTTGTTGATGGTTGTGCATATACAGGATATCCGGCATTTGGTTGATCTTGTATAATTGTCCAAGAATTACCAGTAAAATGAGTCTCAAAAGTCTGAGTAGGGCTCATAGGACCAATAAGTTTATTAATACCAACAGTACCTAAAGCATCTGATTTAACTATATTAGTTCTAGTAGAAGTTACTGTATTAGAACCATAGCTTGTTATATTAAAATTATCTCTATAAATATCACCGGTTAATACATAATCTGGTGGTTGATTTACAACAGCATTTGTATGAGACATATCACTAATATTACCTGCGGTATCTATTGCTGATAAAAAGTAAGAATAATTTCCGGAGGTTTCTTCAAATACTGTAGTGAAATTACCTGACTTAGTACCAATAGTTTCTGCTTGAGTATATGTTGCTAATGGATTAAAGGATTTCTTTAACATAAATGTAGATATAGGAAAACTATGTTGTGCTGAATCTTCCCAATTTAATAATATATTATTATCAATAACTCTATTAAAGAAATTAAGTGGTTTAGTTGGTTTAGTTATAGTTAGCTGTTTATTTGCTAAAGCCCCCGCTGTACCAAATGAATCATATGCTCTTATTAAATAATACCATGTTCCATCGGCATTATTTAAAGGATCTATACTAGGATTAACTGGAGGATCTAGTGCTATTGCTGACCCACTTAACGAAGCTAAAGATGTGGCGTTATTCCATGCAGTTTCATCTACGTTAGCACTTCTAGTTGCACGAATCTCATACCTATCAATAGGTAAAGTATATACATCTAGTAAAGTACCTGTAATGATTGAAGTCCACGCTGCATTAATGTATTGACCAACTATAGCCACACTTAAACTATTTATAGCACTTGGTTTAGTTAAAGTTACTGATACAGTTGCTTGAGTAGTAGAGGCTAAACCGAAAGAATCTTTTGATGCTATTCTAAAAACTTTTGCTTGCTCATACTTTAATGTACCTACTGGAGTAGATGCTAATTCTGTTACATTAGTTATACCATATAAATACTGTAATATATTAATAGAAGCGGGAATATTAGCTACAAATGTTGCATTAGTCCAACTTGTTCCACCCTCACGTAATTCATAATACTCAATAGGTAAAGAATTAGTTGCAGTAGTAGCAGGACTCCATGAAAATAATAATTTACTTTCTTTCATAGTTGCTGATATATTACTAGGTGCATTAGGCGGTACTATAGCAGTTGTTACTGTGGTTCTAGTATTTGATACATTACCATTAATATCTACTGCTTCAATATGTATAGCTTTTGTCCCTGCACCATAAGTCCATTCCAAAGAATACGAATTAGCAACAGTTTCTCCTATTTTAATAGGATTTCCTACATCACCAAAATATATATTATATTTAGCTATTGGAAAACTATTACCTGTTACTACTGAATGATTCCATGTTGATTTTAAAGTTGTTAATGATAAACTACTTACTAATCCTGTAGGAGCTGCCGGTGCTAGTACCGGTATAACTACTGAAACTTTTGGTGACACGTTATTTATTATATCTACTGTTTCTATTGAAAATGTTTTAGATAAAGTTTTATCTGCCCAAGTATACTCATATGTAGTACCAGTTACTTCGGCAATAGCTACTGAATCTAAATATATTCTATATAATTTAGTTGCTGCATCTGTAGAATCTGCTACTGGTGCTGTCCATTTTAAAGTTAATTTATTTGCTGAAAATGTACTTAATATTCCTGTAACTGAATTTGGCAGTGTAAATGTTTTTGTAATTGATAAGTCTGGTAAACTTGATTCCCCACTATTATCAATAGTTTCTATTCTGAAAGTTTTTGATAATATATTATCTAACCATAAATATTCATATGATGTACTGGTTACTTCCGCTACAGCTGATTCTACACCGTTGGATGTAACAAAAATTCTATAACCATATGTAGAAATATTATTACTATTTACTACTGGTGCAGACCAAGATACTTTAAGAATATTACCATTTAATGAAAGCTGTGCATTAGTTGCTGGATTTGGTAAAGCTATTATATTACTAACACTTGAAACAGAATTAGTTACTAGTATTGGTAATATAGCAGGTGCTGGAGTTTTTGTAAGAAGTATTTTTGCTGTAGTATTATCTATTAAACTACCTGATAATGTATATGAAGCAGACCAATTACCAGAAGTATCTTTAGCTTTTATATAAAATAAATGAGTTTTTCCAGATACATAAGTTTTTGTTGATAGAGTTACTTGAGTATCTTTACCACGATATATAGCAGCATTTGCAGAATCTAAACCCCATGTACCATAACGAATCTCATAGTATTCAATATCTAAATCTGGTACTGCTGACCAACTTAATGTTAAGTCATCATTTGCTAGACTAGAATTAAAATTAGTTATATCTGCTGGATTTACTGTTTTACCTACTACTACATGATTTACTTCGGTTTTTTGTGATTTAGTACCTAAAGAATTTATAGCCTGTACTGATATAGTATATTCTGCTTCTGAGATAGAAGATATTTCTATATTTGGTAAATTACTATATACTACTACTTCATTACTATTTGTAGTTATATTTTTATAAGTTACCTGATAAGTATCTATAGTAGTATCTGGGCTTTCCCATGAAATAGATAATATATTACTTAGTACTTGCGGTGCTATTAAATACATATGTTCTGTAATAGTAATATTTTCTACTGGTTCTGGAACTAATGTTTGTGTATTTATTTTCTTTGGTTGTAGTCTATGATTATATTCTATATTATTAAATTTCTCTTCATTATAGCTTAAAGCAGTAATACCCATAACACCTTTTGAAGGTTCTGATATTGATACTACTCTCCAAGATTGTAGTGCTAAATCACTAACTGATACTATCCATACTGAACCTACTGGAATAATAAAAGATTGTGTTGTATTAACTATTAGGTCTATTTGATTTTGATTATTTGATATATTAGATAATGGTAAACTTATAACTGTACCGTCATCTTTTGTAAATAGTGCAGTATATGTTTTACCTGTTGTAAATTTTATAGGATTATCAACAGTTACTATTATATTAGTACCAGTATTATATTGTACAGCAGCTACTCTTCCACCTAGTCTAATTCCAGATCTAAAAGGATCTTGGGTTTGGATTACATCACCTGGTTGACAAAGTAATCCATCTAAACCTGTTTTGAAAGATACGGTTTCAGTTTCATATTGTTCTGTATATAATAACCACTTACCAAGTCTATGGGCTTGTCCTTGAGATGTACAACCCATGGCAGATAGTTCAGTTTGTATAATACCATTTTGTAATATAGAAGCCTCATCTTGTACATATTCTACTTCAATAGCATAACCATTTTTAGGGTTATTCCAAGATACTAATACTACATTATGACGAGTTTTAGCTGATGTACCTGTATATGTAAAAGTACCATCTATAACATTAGCAGCTGTATATATAGCATCTACAGATTTGGGTGAGTCTTGAGATGCAGTAACTAAACCAGTGGACCAAAATACCATACCTCTAAATATAGAAGCTAGATTTGATACTACTTTGTATGCGTCTTCTCTAGTTTGTAAATATAAATTACAAGTAAATCTAGGTTCTACATCATCAATGATAATATTAATAGATGAACCTGCAGGTACTGCTTGTGATTTACTAATAGTATAGGTACCTATACCTCCAACACCTGATCCTCTTGAAGTAATAGTACATTCTTCTATACCAAAACCAGTAACTATAGAACCTACTCCTATAGAGGATAGATTTTTTGGATTAGTTATAGTTAAAGTAGTTCCGGATATTGAACCTACTACTACACCAGAAACACCCAAACCAGTAGGTACGGAACCATCACAATATTGAGCAATTGAGTATAGTGTCCATTTATCTACTAAACTACCAGTTACTATATCTCCTAAACCATACCTTGTATTTGTTATTAAATCATAAAATACCCAGGCAGGATTATCTGTCCAATCTACTACAAATGTACCATCCCAAAAACCAGTATAGGTTCTATTAAGTGGATCGTAGTTTGATGGAATTTTGCATTTGATACCATATATTTCATAAGATCTTGATGGTATACTTGAAAATTGTTCAGCATCTATAGCACAATACATCATAGCACTATTTGGATAGTTTAACTTAGCTTTTACTACTTCAGTATATGTACTCCAATATAGTTCGTTTGAAATACTTGCTTTTGTAGCTTCTTCTTCTACTCTAATTACCTGTACTTGCCAAGGACCTTGGCCTCTTAAAGGTACTGTATAACCACGTTGATATTTAGCTAATGTTTTACCCTCTATTACACCCAAGGTATCGAAAGCAACAGAATAGGATCTATTTGTAAAACCAAATAATCCTTGTGCAACCCCAATAACTTCGCACTTATATTCATAAATACCTAAAGTATGCTCAACTAATACTGTTTTAGTAGTGTAAACCGGCACAGATACTGAATTAGTAATACCAAAACCTTGGGAAACAGTTGTTCTAGTTTCATTCTTACCAGTAAATGCTACTGTAGCATGTATTTCCCAATTAGTGGCACCAACTAAACGTTTATATACTCCTATAGAAATATTTTGTTGTTTATTACTAGTTGTTCTCCAACCAAGTACCAGTTGACTTGCTATTGCATCCTCTGTTTCGGTATATACTGAATAACCTTTTATAGCTGCTGATTGTCTTCTATTTGTATTTCCATACATATACATTGTACCAGAATTAGCATCTGGTGGTGGTGTTGCGTATAATACTGAACTACTACCTGAAGTACTATTGTAAGTACCTAAATCACGTATTGTAACTTCGGTACCAGACAATGTACCATTATTTTTAGTATTATAACTTAATCCTACTCTTTCATATTTAGAATAAGGTTCGCTATTTTTTACATTAATTACAAAGGATACTATACTACCATGCAAATCTCCAGTAGTTGTATCTTGTTCTGTAAGTTGTGGTACTTCCATAGTAATATAGCATTCATCTGCTTCTAGGTTAGTTACTGAACGCACTGTTCCAGTTGCTCTTTGCATAAATACACTTGAAGCATTTAGTGCTAGTGGAGTATCTAATAAAACTGTGAATGTATTAGCGGTTGGTACAGTTTTTACTGTATAAACGCATAGTGGAAAGAAATCTCCTGCTGGCGTATATCTACGACCTTTTTTACCTATGGTATATGTAACACCTTGCTCTTCTTTAGCCCATAGATAAATGGACTCACCTTCTTGAAAACCGTGTGCAGTTTTAGTTATAGTTTTAGTACTTCCTAAAGTAGAGGCTGCATGGGTTCCGGTTTTAATATTATTAACTAAACTAGCATTGGCATATACTATTCCAGCAACATATGTTGCACTTGGAACTGTAATTGTATATGTATCCGCAGTAACAGAATTTATTGTATATATATTTTCTGGTAAAGTTCCAGTTTTAGAAGCTATATATAAAGTTTGACCTGATAAATATCCATGATTAGCTAAAGTTAGTGTTAAACTTGTAGTTGCTGTTGTGGCACGTGGATATGTAGATTCTAATAATTTAGGGCGTTCTACTCTAGTTGATACATTAATAGTATTTTCTACTGAGTTTAAATCTGAAATAACTGCTTGATCTTGCGTACCTGTACGAACATCTATAAAACTATCTCTGAAGTTATAGGTTCCATCTGCATTTTGTAGTGGTACATCATTAATAAATACGGATTGATCACCCGAGACTAATCCCCCAATTTCCCCTTCGGAAACTAGGTCTAGTACTCTAGCAAATTGTTTTGAGCGTAATGTATTGGGGTCTTCTACTGCTGGACGACTTGCACCGCCACCTTTACCTCCACCACCATTATGTACACGAATACCATCTACTATATAAGTATGGTCTGGTACTACTGATAGGTTATATACATCTTCAATGCCAGCCTCTTCTGAGGCTATCATTGGTCTTAGGGTACCATCACTATCAACCAAACAATCATGGGTTGATAAATTACCTATTTCTGAAAATGAGTTAAGTTGGTTTAAAACCCAGTGATTAGCAGTAGCATATATTTCACCACCCCAATAAGTATATTTTGATACCTCATTGTTTTTATGGAAAAATACTTCTTCTACTACTGATGTAGCTAGTCTACCTGTATCATTATAGGAGATTACTTCATCACCTACAACTATTTCAGATATATTTTTATACCCAGAAGTTGTTAGAACTTTAGCATACTGTGGAAAACATCCACCACTACCTATAATTTCTTTTTGTGCCATTATATTGGAATCTCTCTTGAGGTAAGCCCTGCTGAAATAACTTGTGAACCTACACGTACTTTACCATAACATAAGGAAACTGGATTACCTGAACCTGTTGTATTTATTGGTCCATTAAATACATAAGAAGGTGTATTTTCTGGCTTCTCTGTACTAGTATCTTTATTTCTTGGTGGGGCAAATAATATTTCTGATATGCCACTTAAAACCATTGATGCACCAACTGAAAACCATGTAGAACTCATCTCTGGTGCATATATCATTAAAGCAATACCAATAACTACTTTAAAAAACCCACCGGAACCAACTGTTACGGGTATTATTTTTATAATATCTGCAGTTGTAATAGAGCCAAGTTCTTCTTTACCAATATCCATTTTATCTAAAAATACATGGAAGTTATGTTGTTTTAAATATTCTTTGAAACCTTTTAAATTTATGGATAGGGCTCGCACAGCCTCTGATGGTGTTGCCACCGCTAGTTGGAAACTTTTTCCAAATTTTTTACCTAGATGACCATATAGTTTTATTGTTTTTAATTCACTCATATTGGTATCTCCCTAGATGTAAGTCCTGCTGATATAACTTGAGAACCAACTCGTACTTTCCCATAACATAATGATACTGGATTCCCTTGAGAAATAGTATTAACAGGTCCATTAAATATATACGATGGACTATTTTCAGGTTTTTCACTATTATATGACTTAGGTTTTGGGGGTGCAAATAGCACTTCTGCAATACCAGAAAGAGTCATACTTATACCTATTTTGGTTATCCAAGGCTGTTGAGTTACTATACCAACTACAATTAATACTATTCCAACTATTGCTTTAAAAATACCACCACTACCTACTGTAACAGGTACTATTTTTATAATATCAGAAGATACTTTATAGTTGAGTTCATCTTGAGCTAAATCTTTTTTATCAATAAATATATGATAACCTGGTGCGCTATGTTTAGTTAAATACTGTTTAAAACCTTTAATATTAGTAGATAAAGCTCTTACAGCCTCGGCAGGTGTGGATACTGCTAGTTGGAAACTTTTTCCAAATTTTTTGCCCAAATGTCCATATAGCTTTACTGTTTTTAATTCGACGGACATTTGTACCTCCTTCTACATAAGTGATTTATGTCTTATTACCTTACTAGTTATTTTTTGCCACCAACCACCATAAATCTCTTCAGACGATAATCTATTCATTGGGTGATGTAATATTCTATTATTTCCTATATATATTGCAGCATGATTTTCTGTACTTGCGCCTACGCGCATTAGGAATAAGTCACCAATTTGTACACTACCATCAGTTACAACTTCAAAACCTTGTTCTGGAAATCTCTCATTATATAAGTCTTGCCCCTGTTCCCACCATAAATCTTTTCGTATATAATTAAATAAATCTATATTGAATTTTTCTTTGTAATAATCTCGGATTATAGAATAGCAATCTACTACACCATAATGATATGTTCTTCCTATTAATGGTTGAACATATCCAGATGGATTAGTTATTGTATATTCTTTCAAGAATGGGTTAACTATAATCCAGGGTATGGTATCTAATTCTAGGCTGGTTAAATCAGTTTGAGATGGTTTAGGAGATGACTTGGGATGTGAGTGTACTATATAAACTATCTCACCTAAATCTTCTGCATCAGCATAATCAGTTGGACTAATAACGAAGTGATCTTCACTATTTAATTGATTAGTACAAGGTATATATCTTAATCTACCTTTTAGTAGTATAACTACACCACAAGCCTCTACAGGAGCTTGTTGCTCTGCATGTGCATATATTTGTGTATTAATCAACTCTTCTATTGTCATTATCTTATTAATCCTACTGCAGGGAAACCACCAAATGGTAGTATTTCATTGACAAACCTAATCTCGCATGAACCTAAGCGTTTTCCGCACTTATCGAGGCTTGCTCCACAAGGTTCATCGAATTCATTGAAGTAGTTAGTTCCAGTATATCCACACTCGGCACTTTTATAATTCCAAGAACATAGATTTTTAACTATTTGTCTACGTGGTAATACTACTCCTGTAAGTTCAAGTGCTGATGCAAGTTCGAATTCTACTTGTATTTTATCTTCTTTACTTTTTCTATCTATATAATATATATCATCTGGAAAATGTGCATTACTATCTGCTGTAGGATTAATACCACCAGGGAAATTTACAGCATCTAAATACTTAACAAAAGTACGTTTGCGTATAAATTTACAAGTAACTAAGTCATTCATAGATAGCGTTAGCTCACCTATCATGCCAGATATATTTGCTAATAATAGTTTTGGTCTTGCTTGACTACCTACGCCACTAGATTCAAATCCTGTTGCTTCTAGTGGAAACGGCACATAGGTTATGCCTTGCCAAACTACTTCTGCATTTAATGTATTAACATCAGAGTGAAAATAGTAAATCGGTCCACCCTGTTTAGTAGTATCTAACTCATATAATTCTATAAGTGAATCAGCATCTAATTTCTGAATCTCGGAAGTTATGCTTACTGGTGCGTCTAATGGCATAAATTATCCTAAAGGTCGAAGACCTGAGTAAATGTTACTGATATATTACGAGAAATTGAAGTATCATGAACCATTGTCCATTCTGAAGCAATTACTTTAATTTCTTGGGTTTCTCCAGCTGGGGTCCATTTGAAGTATGTTCTGCCTTCTGTAGCCTCTAAAAAGGCTATGATGGCCTCGGCTGTGGTAACATCTCTTCCATTGAAGGTTAGATTATATACTGAAGGCATATTATTGATACCATCCCCTGTTCTTTGAGCATATCCGTCTCCGAACTGATAAAGTAATACTCTAGGCTTGGTAGTCTTACTGAAACCCCTATCGGGAACGTATGAAAAGGTATTCGCCATATTTATTCCTATTTTTCTATTTTATCTAGTATATCAGATGTGCATAAAAAAGGCAAGGATAAAAATTATCCTTGCCTTTTATTGGTTTACCTCTTATTGAGCAAACCACCGGAACGTTGTTGATTTACAATCTCTTCCCTAACTTTACTGCTGATTATCATACCTAGTTGTTTGGCATCTTGGGCATTAGTAGTACCAGTAGCTTGTGTATCAGTATTACCTTTAGCATCTACATTAACAACTATACTAACTGGACCGCTTCCACCACCGGTATTGCCTTGCATAGTTACTGGAATAGTGCGACCATCTGGTAGTGGAACATAAGCTTCGTTCATTCTACCTTCGCCATATATAGCCATTTGCGGACTATTTGCAATACCACCACTAGCATATTTATTTAGTTTAAGTGGACCATATTCACTCATTACACCGCCATTAGCGAAAGAGAATGAGCTTAAGAAGTCCAAGCCACCGCTTATTAAACCACCAATGTCAAATCCACCACCACCAGCACCAGAGAACATACCCATAATACTATCGAATATTCCACCAATGCCACTGCCTAAGCCACTTAGTAGATTCATTACAATGCCATCACCACCAAATAGACTACCAAAACTATCTGATATTCCACTAAATATAGAAGGTACTGAATCACCTAAAGCTGATAAACTATTTCCGGCCTCATCAGTTGCGGTTGAGAAGTATTCTGCTGCCGAAGCCGCATTATCTAGATTATCTTGAGTTGAGTTCATATTGAAGCCAGTATTAGAATCTAGTTTTACTGATAAAGGAAGTGCTGCAAAAGCAGTTTGACCTTCCATACCTGGGGCATCTTTTCCAAAACCAAACATACCGGCAACACCTTTAGCACTGTCTGCTGCACCACCGCCTGTATTATATGCAATAATTTCAAGATAGTTCATTGATTTTTCTGCATAGCTTAAAGCTTTTTCTTCATTAGTATCTAAATTGACTCCGGGTAGTACTGCTCCCATAATATCTTTAATAACATTGCGAGCACTAGATTTTAGCTGTTCTGCTGCCATTTCTCTAAAGCCTTCTGCAACTGTATTACGGAATAAATCACTTATTTCTTTAAATGTGATTTTAGTGCCATTCATCATTTTAGTAGTAATAGAATCTATAGCAGCATCCATTCCAGAGTAAACCGCATCAAAAACACCGGTTACAGTATCTTTCATGTTTGATTGGAAATCTCTGGCACGTTTAACTGCTTCATCATAAACTGTTTGAGCTTGATCAGTACCTGATAGACTAGCAAAGTTACGCTTTCTAACAACTAGTTCTTGCTCTAATAATGCTATAAAATCTGCTTGAGCTTTAAGCTTAGCTTGTTCAACTAATAAAGCATTGCCTCCTGCTACAGTAATATCTTGTTGTAGTTGTAGTTGTCTTAATAGGAATTGTTCTTGCATTTGAGCTACTGAGGCACTACCAGTACTTTTTGTAGCTTCTCCTATTTTTATGTCTAATGCAGCTTTTTGATTGTCTAATTCTAGTTGTGCTTGAGATCTTTTAAAGGCTATTGCTTTTTGCCTATTCATTTCTTCTATATGTTTAGCTTCAGCCATATTAGTTCTTAGCTTTATTTCATATATAGTACCTAAGAACTGGGCCTCATTAGTATAACCATCTAACTTAGCTTGGGTTAATATAGTTTCTCTGTCTATAGTATTATTAACTAAACTTAATACATTTTCTTGGGTTAAAGCATCTTCAGCACTTATTTGTCCTGTTAATACTTTTAAGGCTAAAGCATCTTGACCTACTACTAAGTTTTCTTTCATTAATGATACGGATTTTAAATTATATTCTGCCATACCTGCAGCTACTGTTTTTTCTTTCTCTTCTAGGTTTAAAGTTCTTAGTTTAACTTCATAGTTAAGATTAACCGCAGCTGTAGCATCACTTAGAAGTTTAGCTGTTTTATCAGCCTCTAAGCCTTTCTTTTTATCATTAGCTAAAGTTTTAGTATCTATATCTAGTAAGTTTAAACTATACTGAACTGCCTCTTGTTCTTTTTTATTTGCGAATTCTTTGGTAATAGACTGTTGTGATAAGAAGCCTGAAGTTCTTTCTTCTATCTTATTATTTAAAGCTAACTGTTCGCCTTGGGCTTTTAATAATTTTAATGCATTTTCTTTAGCTAATCTATCTAGCATATTACTACGCTCTTTGGCGGCATTAGCTACTCTTGCTCTTTCTATTGCAGCGGCTTCTTCCTCAGCAGTTATTGCTGCATTTTTTGGTAGATCATTTGTTTTAGTACCAAAATCCTGTCTAGCTTTAGTTACCCCACCAGTAGTGTTTGCCATACCTATATTATCAGCAGGTAGTTGCCCTTTTGATGCTAATACTGCATTATCAGCTGCAATTTTAGCTCCCGGAGCAGTAGATGTTTTAGTTTTATTAAATATATTAAGTAACCATTCTGGTAAATTATCTAACCAGCCAGTAACCATCTCCTTACCCATATCATATCCAAGATTTTTTAAGGTTTTATTTCTAACCTCGTCATCTTTTAATCTTTGCTCAGTAGTTGCTTTTTCAAGAGCTATTTTTGCAGAGCTTTCTTTAGCTAATCTTTCTTCAATATACTTACTTTCTTTCATAAACCTTAAATTTAAACTAAGGTCCTCAAGATTACTAGAGTCTTTTTGAAATGCCTGTTTCCTAGCTAATAATTCCTCACTAGAACTAGCTTCGAGTAAATTTAGTTCGGTTCTAGATAGTTTATAATAGTCTTCTTGTACTTTTTGCTCTTTTAATATTTTTACTTGGGCTTCAGCAAGATTACGTCTAGAAGCTATTTCTTCTACTGCGTTTTGTCTAGACTGTGCTAGTACTTTATCTAGCTTAGCTATTTCTTCTGGTAAAGATGCTAGCATTTGTAGTTTAGCTGATTCAGTAGCTGTACTACTCATAAATTTACTAAGTGCAACTAAAGTTTCATCTATTATACGTAAATCTGCATTTTTAATTATTTGTTTCTTATTGAAGTTTTCTACTGCATTAGCTGCATCACCATATTTTTTACTTAGGTCCTGAATTCTAGAACTTTCTACTTTTTTAGCTTCGGATACTCTTTGTAGTATAGATGCACTTTCTTCTTGAACCCTATTAAGAGCTGCTATACCATCTTCTTCAATAGTATTAGTAACTCTTTTCGACATGCTCTCTAGTTGTAGTTTATCAAACCCTGTTGCTAATGCACTAGCAGCTGCTAGTTCACCTGATACTAAAGCCTTTACTTCTTCAAATTTACTTTTACCAGGTAGTATTTTATCTAAGAATTTACTAAAACCTGTTTGGGCATTTTCATATTCTGTAAAAGCAGTTAATGTTGCAGCTATAGAATCATTTACTTGATCGAATGTATTTGCTACAATAGTATTAGCTTGAATTAAAGAAGTTGAACTAGCAGCCCCTAATGTTGTAGCTACAGTATATTTAAAATATGCTGAGCTAGCAGTTTCAAGTACTTTTGTACCTTCTTCTAAACTTTTATTAAATTCATCATTCTTTTTATTTAATAAACCTAATTTATCGGCTCCAAAAGATAAAACTTCCCAGGCTATCATAGCCCCTATTACCCAAGGACCACCTAAAAATCCTACTAATTTACCTAAGGCTTTTCCGGCTGCGGATGCTGCTATTGATATAGTATCAAGAGCACTACCAAACATAAGAGCTCTTTTACCTGCTGTTGTTAAATTACCCCCAACACCTTCAAGTGCTGGAATAACTACACCATTGGGCCCTACTGCTTGCTGTCCAATATTTTTAGGATTAGTTGCTATTGATGCTAGCCTTGCCGCCCTAATAGCTGCATCTTGTGATGCAGCAACTGCTTTACCAGCTCTACCTGTTGGATCAGTATAATTAGCACTTTCAATTAACTGATTTCTTTCCATTTTTAAAACTGCTAAACGATTTTTTGCTAAATCTATCTGAGCTTGAGAGTTAGTAGTTTGTAGCTTTTGTTTTGCTAATATCTCTGACTCAATAACATTCATTTGTTGAGTAATACCAAGTATTTTTGCATCTACTGTTGCTATTTGAGATTTTATCCCAACTGATGCAGCCAATACTTTGGTAGCTGCTTCCTGTCTAGCAGTTAAATTAGCTATTTGTTCTGAGGAAGCTTTACCAGAACTAATAGCAGTTTTTAGATCATTAGTAGCTCTTGTTACATTACCTTTTAAAGCCCCTAACTGTCTACTTGATAATTCTACTTGTGTTCCTGCTGCAACTCTATTTACAGCTTCCGCTGTAGGACTACTAGGATCGGCAAATGCTCTAGATTTATTTTGTGCTAGTGTTTGTCTTTTTAGATTATTTGCTGCTATTAAATTTTCTTCTTCTATTTTTATTAGTTTTCTTTGTTTTTCCTGTGCTATAGCTATTTCTGCATCACTAGATGCCTTTATTTCTGCAATTAGGGCTTCACTTTGTGCTTTTCTTGCAGTAAGAACTGCTGGAGATACTGTAAATAACTTAGTTATTTCTGGTAACGCTGTTAGTGTTAGTCTTTTAACTAACAATAAAACACCAACATACATTAATTCTATATTATTTGTTATTGTTTCTATAACTGGCGTTACTACATTATTAACAAGTGTTAGTAGTTGAGTACCAACATCTTTTAATTGTCCTAGAAATTTAGCATATGGATTTGCATCTACTTGTTCATTAACATCACCAAATTTATCGCCTAATTCTTTTGCTACAGCTGTACTATATGCCATAGTTTTCTGATAGCTAGTTAAAGCATCAGTACTTATATTTAAATTCTTAGCATAGTTCTTATATGCCTCTTGAGCACGGGTAACTACCCCCAACTCATCTAGTAACTCTGGTTCTAACTTAGCAACACCACGAATTACACGGTCAATAGAATCTGCCATATCACGGCCCAGTGCAAGTGAAGCACCTTTAGCACCTTTGGTTAATTCTAATATCATCTTTTGAGATAGTCCGGCAGCTGAACCAAGCGCAGTCAAACGCATAGATTCTTGCATGCTTAAAGCACCATCTGTTACATTCTTCATTTGGTCAGCAATAGAACGAAGTGCTGCACCGGTAGATGCTTCAAGTGCTTTAGCACCTTGAATCATTTGTTCAAATTGAGCAGCTCTATCTAGTGCTGTAAAAGCAGCTGATACAGCAAATATATTAGCAGCAAACGTTGCATACAAGCGTACTAATCCACCAAGCCCTTGAGCTTGTTTTGCGAAGTCACGAGAACCACCACCACCTGTACCAGCAACACCACGAGCATTGCGATAATCAATGTTCTCTTGCTTAGTTGGCCCACCCATGCCTGCCATACCACCACTTGTCTGGCGCATTACATTTTTTAGTGATGCTAAATCACTACTTGCGGCCTTAAGTTTTGCTTGTAGTTGGGCTACTGTTCCATTATCTGAAACATTTACACCAACATTAATCGTATTTGCTGCCATTGTATCTCCTTAATAAAAAACCAGCCTCTATATTATTTAGTAGGCTGGTTTTTTGTGGCTCTCTTATTATTAATAATTGTACGTCTTATAGAGTCTATACTATTAATTAATTGAAGAGTTAGCCTTGCATCTTCAATTCCATATATTTCCATAATATCTTTAACTCCTACCAAGTTTTTACCAAGGTAAGTACCTGACATGGTATCCCAGTTATCAGATATTATATTATATAGTAAATATGCTTCTTGTACTTCTAAAGGAAAATCATCAAATTCAACTGGTATTTCTTCCTCCGATGGTTCGGACCCAAGCATACGACACATCTCAAAATACTGTTCCTTAGTCATAGAAACTTCGGAGTTTTTTAAGAATGAGTCAATTTGCTTAAGTACTAGTTCCATCTGTTCTATTGAAAATTTGCTAGGTCAGAAACCTGCTCACTTACAAAAGAATCGAATTCAGTTGATGATTTCATTAGGTAAAGTGCATTATCTTCTGTATAATCTAATGTTGCTTCTAAATCTTTTTGACCTTTTAAATCTACTGGTGCTAACTTTTGAAGAATTGAAAGTTTTAAGCCACTCCAACCTTTAACTGTACTTTGTACATATAAAGATAAGAATAAATCTTCATTTAGTTCTTCTGATTGTTGGCGATTTTTCCAAGTAATTTTAGTTGCTTTTTTACGGATTTTAACTAGCTCTTCACGGCTTAGAAAGCATAAATTTACTTTAAAGCCTGGATAGCCAGGATATTCTACTTCTGTTTCTTTGCTCGACACTAAAAGTGTCGATAGGTTAAGTGCTGACATTTATAATTCCCTTTGTTAAATAAATTCAAATACTTTCGTATTTTAGTTAGTATACACCAAGTGCATAGAAATAGCAATGATAAAAATTTTAGTGCTATAGACAAAATAAAACCCCAATTAAGGGGCTTTATTTTTAGTTCAATTAAGAGCTGTAGTAACGAACAGTCATATCATTAGTTGCGGTAATATCATAGTTATTTGTACTTAACAATGCATCAGAACCTTGAGCGGTAAAGTTAATTGTAGTAGAAACAACGTCTGCAATATCAATTGTAGGAACGCTTAATGATGCACCAGGAATATCTAATTCTACACGTACTGCATTAATACTTCCACCAACTTCAACTTGTAGTTTGAATTTAGTTTCTGGAGCACTTGCTGAAGTTGTAAGAATATCTGATAATAATGAACCTGTATCACCTGCACTACCTGTTTTCAAGTAAGCATTTAATGAACCAGTGATAGAACGTGTACCTGTGTAATAACCAATTGGAACGTTTACAACACCTAGATTACTTGGAGTTATGTATGCAATATTATTATTGATAGTAATAGAACCACCAGTTAATGGTACGCTATAACTAGTACCTGAAGCTCCGCCAATATTACTTACTAAAGTTGTGGAACTTAGTTTGTTAGTAATATAGTTTGCTGAGGTGCTATATGCTGTAGCTGAACTTAAGTTAGCAATTGCTAATGTTGCTGCTTTCTTAACTGCTGTACCGAAACCAGTCCATGCAATCATACTAATAGCATCTAGACCAAAATCAATTACTGCTTGGTTAAGCGCGCAGTTATCAACGATATAAATAGCATTATCAACCATGAAAATCATTGCGAATTTTTGTAGTTGATTCTTATTAGAACCTACAAAAGATGTATATGCATTGGTTGGAGTTTCTGCCCATTGACCTTTAAATACTTTAAGTGTACCACCTAAAGCTGCTGTTAGGGTTGCTGGAGCTTCAGCCATTGTTGCTATTAAAGTATATGGACCTGCTCCATTACTTGAAATAATTACTGCAGGAGAATTCCAATCTAAAGTACCTGTAACACCAGTGATATTTACTGCATCACCAACCGCAAATCCTGTAAATGCTGTTGCACCTACAATAGTAACTGTTGGGCTTAAAGTAGAAGCACGAGTGATATTAGTAACTACTACACCTGTTGAATCAATCGTTTCAGAACCGGTTAAAGCATTCCAAAGAACTTTCTCAATACAAGTAACGTTTGTAGCAACACGTGGACGAATATATGTAGAAAATGATAAGTCTACTGGGTTTAATGCAGTATTAAATGAGCGTTGACCACGGTTAGGTGTATTGCCAGCTTCACTTAAAGTAATTGCAGTATTTGCAGTACCTTGACTAAAAGAATAGCCATCTAGTACTTGAAGTTCATAGGTATTTGCTGAAGTAAACGCAGTATACCCAGTTGCTGAATCAGGCAAAACGCCTGTTGTAGGGTTTACATTGGTTGTAAACCATACTCTGGTGTTACGACTTAAATTTAAAGCCATAGTTTGAATTCCTTTATATTGTAGTTCTATACTCTATTTGCTAGATATTTATCTGCGTTATATACTATAGAACTTGGTATCTAACTTGTAGGTTTATTTCACCTACAC